GATGTATTTCCGTTTTAACACGCTCAACAAATTGCATAGCAAGGTGTGAAGGCATGTTGCCCACATCAACGTAGAATACTCTGCGCTCTGGCGCACGTTGTACTCGATAGATAATAATTGCATCTTCAAGTAATTCTTTTTGTTTGTAAACTTTAAAAATAGTTTCAAGTAAACTGTTACCAAAAGGAAAGTTTTGATCTAACCCTTCTGACAAACTTAGATGAACCATATGTTTTGCATCAACAGTTATTTCGCCGTCTTCTTCTGTAAATCTACTTGCAGTAAAACTTGATTGCGGTTGACCTACCATTCCTCTAGCATTGCCTTGCGGGTGATAAGAACCTGCGCCGCCGCCACTTATGTTTCCGCCTGTGGTGTGTGGAGTTGTTGCTACTGCATCTTTAAAATTTAAATTAAAGTTCTTAATAACATACTGTTCAGGTTCTTTGCCTTCTGATTCATTCACAATAATTTTTGTTACGTTAGCAGGATCAACATAGAACCAGCGTTTGGTTTCTGGGTCTCTAATAAAAAATGCATCTCCATACTTAAAAATATTTCTCATTGTACGGAACATCTTAGTATCAAAGTTTTGTAGCTTGCACCATTGAAGCAAGTACTGTTGTATAATAGTAACTTCTGAATTAGTAGCTTGTTGTTTGAAGTCCATTATAAACGGAGTTCTATTTTGTTTATTTTCTTGAGTACAAAATTCAGCAAGTATATCAAGTGCAGCATTAACTTCTGAATCTTGATCCATTGTGTTGTACTGACCATAACGCTCAACTCTGTTTGGAGTTCCTACATATACATCTGGCAAGTAACTTGAATAGTTAGTACGTGCAGGACCTGGATTGCTTCCGTTGGACGCACCCCCGAGAGGGCTATAACTTCCTCCCATATTGTCACCAGTTGCGACAGGTGTAAAATGTTTTTTCCAACTCATTTATGACTCCATTAACCTCGGATTAAATTTCCGTTTAGTCCTTTGATATTTGTATTTTGTTTTTCTTCTAATACGTATGTTTCTTCTAATACAGTTAATACTTGCTGCATAGTACTATTTAACTGATTTAGTGCTTGATTGCTTCCTGAGCTGGATCCGCCGATTGAATCTAATTTACTAACAACATCTCCTGCATTAGTTCCAGTACCAAAACCAACTTTATTATCTTTAGCAAGTTCGGTATTTAATTCTCTTAATACTTCAACTAAATCTTTCATAGCTTCATTATACGTTAGAACGTCAGTTGCGTCAAGTGAATTAAGTGATGTTATTGTAGCTGCTAGTCCAGGTACTGCGGTTAATGCTGTTAAGCCGTCTGCTGTAGTTTTGAATCCAGTTCCTGTAATTGCTGCCATATCTTCCATTCGATCAACTAGTGCTTTAGGAATAGAAACATTTTCAATACCAGAACCAGAAAATGCTGTCATTGCTGTAGCAAAAGATCCCATTGCTTCAGCATTTGCTTGTACGCCAGTAGCGTTTATTGCTAAGTCACCAAATTCTTTTACTTTTTCAAATGGCGTTGATCCGCCAAAGAAACTTGAAATAGCACTACCAATTGCTCCTACAGCACTCTTTATGCCGCTTTCTTGGCTTGCACTTGCACTAGAAGTTAGAGCTTCGTTGAATGCTACCATTGCTTCGGCATTTGCCTTTATTTTTACTGTATCAAAAGTATGTGTTTCAAATTCTGCTATTTTATCATACGGTATACCACTTTCGCCGCCAAAGAATCCTGCAATTGCATTACCAATTGCTCCAACTGCTGCGCTTGCGCCTGCAACAGCTTCTCCTTTTTTAGAAGTTGCTAAAGCATCTGTAAACGCAACTAGTGCTTCTGAATTTAATTTTATTTTTGCTGCGTCAAAGCTATGTTTTTCAAATTCTTTTATTTGGTCATAAGGTATACCGCCTTCAGCTCCAAAGAATCCTGCAATTGAACTACCTATTGCTTTTGTTATTGACTCACCTGGTGCGCTTGCTGCTGCACCCATTGCATCACTAAAGTCTTTCATTGCTTCTGCATTAGACTTTACTTGTGCTGCATCTATTTTTGTGTCACTAAATGTTTTTAGTTTAGTTAACGGATCATCAGCACCAAATAGTTTTCCTATGCCTTCAGTAATACCGCCTACCATTGTTCCAAGTCCGGCTACTGCTGTTCCAGCACCAAACGCTGCCATTCCAAGACTTAGGTCTAGCATACCAGTCGCTGCTGTTGATAATGCTGTACCGTCTATTTCTTCAAATGATTTTAATCCATCAACAAACGTAGGTAATGATTTACCTAACAACCATGCTGCACCTGCTATACCTGCACCAACAGCAGTAATTGCACCGCCAAGTATACCAGCACCAACCAATATTTGTGGATTAGCAAATGCTGCTAGTCCTGTAGCAGCACCTTTCATTACACCGGCGCCCATTGATCCAACAAAGTTTCCAACTGCTGCGCCTGCACCTTTACCAACGCCGCCACCTCGGCCTCGACCTTTGCCACCGCCGCCGCCGCCGCCACCGCCGCCACTGAACAATCCGCCTATTGCTCCAGTAACTGCACTTTTAATTGCTGCGCCGCCTAATAGTAATGCAAATGCTCCGCCTACTGCTGTAAGTACTGCTGGACTAGTAAGAGCTGCCTTTAATGCATCTCCCATTTTTTCGCCTATTGCTCCAAACAATCCTTTGTCTTGAACTAAGTCTACAAATTCTTTTATACCTGCTGCCATTGATTTAATTGTATCTTCTACAGCTTTCATGCCTTCTTCACTTGTAAAGTAACTTATAACTTTGTCTATACTTGTCTCTAGCAATCCAAATATTCCGCTATCTATTAATGCAACTTTAATTTTATTTCTTACTTCTGTAATTCGTCTTTCGAAATCAAGAAGTCCTGCAGCGTTTCTATCTGCTGCTTCTTTTTGGGCTTCTGTTGCATCTGCTGACTCTGTTGCAAGTTTACCTAGAGTTCTTAATTCAAGTGCTGCACTACCAACTGAACTACCTAAGGCAGCTTGTGTTCCATAGCTTAATATCAGTTCGTCTGAAAGATTGTGACTAGACTCAATAGCTGCGTTCATACCTTCTATAAATTCTTCTTGTGTAACGGTCTCATTTCTAAGTCCGATTGTCAGCGCTCGCAACTCGGGAGTTGTACGCATTAAGTCCTTAGCAAAATCACTTATAGGAACTCCGTTAGTTGCAACCATCTCTCTAATAGCTTCTGCAGTTTTAGGACTTGCTGCTTCAAGTATGGTTGTTACACCTAGAAGATTTTTTTGAGCAGTGTCGCTCATTGTAGACATTACTGCTTGCATACGTGCATCTAGACTTTCTTTTTCTAAACTAGCAGCAATTTCATCTCGTTGTTTACCTGTAAGTTTAGCAAGTCTATCTAATTGCATCGTATATGACGCTGTACCTTGAGCTAGTTGAGTATCACTCATTTGCTGACTTCGGCCGAGTCTAGTTTGTAATTTGATATAGTCAGCAGTATACTCTGCTGTTTCTTCCATTGTCATACCTAATGCACTAAACTGTGGTCCAAATTTGCTTTGTAGTTGTCTGCTAATCTCTGTAAATCTTATTGCACCTAATCTTGCGTTACCACCCAATAATGCTAAGTCTTGACTATTATTTCGAATTACAGAAGAAAATGTGTCAAGACTTAGTCCGCTTTTTGCAGCCATATTTTGTACTTCAAACAAACTTCCGCCGAAATCAACACCTACAGCAGTTAAACTTCTAAATTGATTTACAGTATTATCCATAAATCCTGTAAGTATTGCTAAATGACTGCCTACTAAAGGAATATGTTGAGCAAAATCTGTTACTCGGTTGCCGCCGTTTAAAAGTTCTTTAGATAATCCTATTGCACTACCTAATAATGTACCAAAACCTTTAGCTGCAAGCCCTAATGCACCCTTAGCAGCAGAATTAAATGCAGTTGTTGAAGAATCAACTGCTTCTGTATTTTTATCTAATGCCTTTGTGCTATCTTTAACAACTTTAACACCACTTTGTTGTGCTTTGTTATGTAATTCACGTAGTTTGTTTTCAACTGCCTGGCCTTTGCTCTTGATTCCAGACATTTTCTCCACAGCTTTGGCTACTCTTTCAAGAGTAACTTCGCTTGCAACGCCAACCCCGCCTACGTTTTCAATTTCTACAGTTTGTTCAGCCAATTATCAAAAGTCCAGTTAAGTGCGCACATAAATAATAACGATACATATTTATATAATGTATTTATACGGAGACGCTCATGCCAGAAATTACTGCACCCGGTGCAAACCCTTTAAAGAAGTTCTATCGACAGCCTAAAGTTTATTTAGATTTACCAAGTAGAGGAAAATACTACCCAGACGGTGCAATTGAAATGACCGAAACTGGAGAATTGCCAGTATTTGCTATGACAGCTAAAGATGAATTAGCTATGAAAACACCAGATGCGTTATTAAACGGACAAAGTACAGTTGATGTAATACAAAGTTGTATTCCAAATATAAAAAACGCTTGGGGAATGCCTAGTGTAGACTTAGATGCTATATTAATTGCTATACGTATTGCTACATACGGTGAACATATGCAGATTTCGTACACTACGCCTAATACAACAAGCGAACGTGATTATAATATGGATCTTAGACAGATGTTGAATAAGATAACCAACACTCATTTTGATGATCGTATTCAAGTTGGCGATATGGTAGTAAATTTAGCACCGTTAACTTATAAAGAATTCACACGTAATGCTATGAAAACGTTTGAAGAGCAAAGAATCTTTAGAATTGTTAATGATGATGACATACCAGATGAAGATAAGATTGAAAAGTTTAATGTAGCATTTGCAAAACTCACACAAATGACTGTAAACATGTTAGCAACAAGTATTAAGAGTATTGAAGTTGAAGATCAAGTTGTAGATAACCCCTTACATATACAAGAATTTATTGACAATGCAGATAAAGAGTTCTTTAATGATATTTTAGATCATTTGGAAACACAAAAAGTAAAATTTAATATTGAACCAATGAAAGTTGAAAGTACTTTAGAAGAAATTGAAGAAGGTGCACCTGAAACTTTTGAAATACCTATAACATTCGATCAATCAAATTTTTTCGCATAAGGATCCTGTCAATGGGGCTTGACGAGATCCTAGAAGAAGCCAAAACGTTAGAAAATGAACAAAAAGCCCTCAAATCAGAACTATTTAAAATGGCTTGGGCAATGCGTGGCGGAGTTACAACTGACGAAGTGTTTGGTTTGTGTTATGAAGACAGAGAAATTATTGCTTCTATAGTAAAAGAGAACATAGAAGTTACTAAAAAGTCTGGTTTACCTTATTTTTAATTATACTTGCTGTGTTAGCATTGCTTTAACAGTTTGAGCCACACCTAATTGTTTAATTTGGTCAGCTAATGCTTGCATCTTAGGATCAACTGCATTAGCATCCTTAGGTATTGGCAATGCAACGTTAGATTGTTTAGCAATTGTAGAAATAGTTTTGTCTTGCACACCGCCTTGCTGCAATATGTTAACAATACTTCCTACATCCATTGGTTTTCCTGCCTTTACCCACATTGCATTTAGTTTTTTAGCTGTAGCAATACTTCCTAGCTCTTTTCCAACTTCTTTTGCTTTAGCACCTACTGCTTTAGCACCTTTTGCAATGGCTCCGCCGGCTGCTTTAGCACCTTTTTTGATCATATCGCCAAATGGTGCTTCGTCTACTTGTCTTTCTTTCAAATACTGAGCAAATCTGTCGTTCATATCTAAAGATTCAGCTTTTGCAGTGTCTTTTGCAGTATATTCTTCACTACCTACTTTAACTGGAGTGTTTTCGCCTTTTGCAGTAATACTACCTTGTGCAATTGATGCTAATCCGTCATTAATAACTTTCATGCTTTGTAGGAATGCATCGTTTTCAGCAGCAACCATTTGAGCAATTTCGTTATTTAGATTCATATTGGCAATAAATTCTTGTGTATCAAATTCTTTTGTAAATTTCCAAAGTTCATCAAAGGCATTTAATGCTCCAGGATCAGTTGTTGGATTAACAACTGCTGTTGCTGCTTTCATTTGATCAAGTAGTTGTGTAAATTCAGATAATTGACTTTCTGGAAGCACCATACTACCTATTTCTCGAGTAGATTCAAATCCAGGCCAACTAATATTGTCTTTAAATCCAATTTCTAGTGTTACAAGCCCTTCTGATTGTTCAAAAGGTACAGCATCATAACGTAAACCTTCAAACCATTCACCAATTCCTTGCAACGCCCAGCCAGCAATAGCACCATAGGCTGCTGTTTTAACTGATTTGCCAATTGCTGTTGAAAGTTTTTCACCTTGCAATAGCTCTTTTGTTGATCTTAATATCATACCTGCTGCTAAACCGCCTGCAGGACCGCCTGCAAATGCAGCAATGGTTGTTAAGATACCTACAGCAATACTTGCTTTACCAGGATTCTCTTTTGCCCAATCGCTTACAGCCGTTATGCCTTTAACAACTTTGTTGTCAGGCTTAGATTTCATAATATCAGCTTTTAGTTTTTCAAATTTTGCATCTGCATTTACTACTGCTTCAGCATTTTGAGCAGCTCTGCCTAATTCGGTAATTTTAGCATCAATTTTTTTAGCTAAATCAATTGGTAGTTTTGCAGCAGCTTTTGCTGCGTTACCTGCTTTGCCTAAAGCGTTAGTATTTTTTCCTAGTGCATTTTGCACTTGTTCTGCACTTGTAAATACTTTTTGTATTTCGTCTGGAGTTAACTTATTTTCACATAATTGTACATACTGTTCTAATAATGGCCAAAGTTCTCTTTCCCATCTAGACTGATACAACTTTTGTGCTTCAGTTAGATCTTGCCAACCTTCTTGCAGTATACGATGTGATTTGTTTTCAAATAATGTTACTTCATTTAGTTTCATAGTAGCTCTGCCAACTGTTGTTTTTGCTCAAGACTAAGTTTTTGTAGTTGTGCCATAATGTCTGCTGGTATTTTAGGTTTTGCACCAGCCGCAGGAGCAGCTTTGATTGGCTTTCCTGTATTGTCATCTATACCATCTTTGTTAGCATCTACTGGTGCATTTGCAGCCGGAGCAGCAGCTTGTGCTGCCGTTGCTTCTTTTGCAACTGCCATTAGTACTGCATCAAGTTGCTGTTTTTGTAATACACCAGAAGGTATTCTAGCAGCAGTCTTGTGATTCTTTGTTTTTAGAAAAGCAACTAATTCTTCTCCAGTTGCTTGTGCCATTGTTAGTTGTTTAGACCCAAGGTGAGCATTAAATTCTTTATGCAAATTATTTGCAGTATCTCCCAAGTCAGCTTGTGCAGCCATATTAGCAGCTTTTGATTTAGCAGCACCACCTGGTATTTTGTTTAATACTTTTGCTCCAAGCTTTTTACCAGCTTGTCCTAGCATACCTGCAGGCACTTCATCAAGTTTTTCAATTTCATCAATTTTCATCTAGAAGAATCCTTAATAGTTAATGTATTTATATTATATAGTTTCAATATCTACTTCGTAGATATTTGTTTTCGCTTAACGCTCAAACTACATACTTCGTTTGTTGATAGAAGTAATGAATATGATACAAATGCATTATTACGAATGTAATAATGTTTAAGTTTCATGTAGATTGTTTCAGTCAGACGGAACCTGTTACGGTTCCATCTAATCTCAAAATGCGCTTCATGTGAGTCTGCACCAGCCGAGACTTGGAAGTAGGTAATTGTTTATACACAAAGTACAATGGGCTCTGACCTTTCCCAACCTACGTCGACATTATGTTGCTTATAATATACAATGTACATTATATGTAACACTATTCCCTCGCTTCGTTCCTAGTGCTAAAGGGTTTTTATGTACTGTGTTGTGTTTTTCAATTGCTAACATTCAATCTACGTCAATCCAACGCCTTATTACCAGACGCGACTCAACGTGTTACGTGTGCTTCTATACGAGAGCTTTTTCCACAGCGGTAAATTAATCTGGCCCGCCAACCTTATGTGTTAGATTGTTTTGCCTTGATGTTTTGTTCTAGCAATGCCTGTTTGAGTTTGTCTGAACCGCCTACTCTAACATTGATGATACCGTTATAGTAATCATCAGTTTCAAGTACTCGCCTATCAAACTGTTCTCTTGCCTCTATGTAGGACATTTCGCCCCTACCTTTACATAGGTATAATATTTCTCTTGTAAACTTATCTGAGCCTATTGATGCTACGTCTGCGTTTAGTCTGTCTGAACTACCGTAGTATGTTCTCCAGTCGCTTTCTTTATAGCCTCGTCGTTTATTTTTTCTGCCTTTAAGCGGTGGCTTAGTAGTTTTAAATTTTGCTAGTTTCTTGCCTATGTATTTTTGTCCTGTAGTGATATTTGTAATAAGATAAACAAAGCCTTCGTACTCTTCTGGTATTTCGTCTATTATTTTACCTTCAAATGTCCACTGCATCCAGTATATATGTGTGCCTAAGTCTTTTTGCCTTCTCGTTTGGACAAAATGTTTTTTCTCTTATAATACATGCCTTTTTGTGTAAAGATATAATCTAATTCGTCTCCGTAAAATACATCATCACCAACTTCTTGCATATGAATTACAATTTCTTTATCCTCTAATGGAATTATTTGTACTAGCGGATTTCCTGCTTCGAGTAAAAATTTTCCGCTACCTCCAAATTTATTTTTCGGTATCCAAATATTAATATTAGTTGTAGTTTGATATTTGAAATCTAAAATACCATTTGGAACAAAATAATTAGTTTGAGGATCATTCCAAAAAGAATTAGTCATCATAAATTTTGCACCTGTTTTTTCTCTAAATCGCCAAGGTGATGAAATCTTTAAATGATGATAACCTTTAAACAATGAATGATTCCCCCATTGCCAACTTGGATGTCCGTCTGCCATTTCTTCTGGCTCAGTTTTAACAACTCCGTTTGCATGATCTACAAACATATCACACCAAACAGGAATAACAATACCGGCCTTTAATGTATCAGTTATTCCAGGACATAATTTTACAGTTCCTACATTACCGCCAGTATCAGTTTGTGCTGTTGTAGGCAACTTTTTAAACCATTCAGGCATGAAAGCAGAACTAGATTCTATTGGAAAAAGTTTAGTAATACCACCAAAATTAGTAAAGCAATCTATGTGTAATTTTTCTTTCTTTTTCCAAATATTAAACATTATTTTTCTTATCCAAATACTTTACGTGTATTTCTTCCATTCTGTCTTTTGCAAGTGATCTAATATCTCTTAAACATTTTCTTACATACCTGTGTGTACGTACACTATTCCGTGTTTCAAACAGCTCGTTTGCTCGAAAGTATTCTAAATATGCTTGAGCTAATTTATCTTGTGTATCATCCATTATTCTACAACTTCAATATCATTTTCATAATTTGTAAATCCATTTTCTTTGATAACTTTTAGAACATGATTAACACGACCAATTAGTTCGTCTTTGTGCGAAATAAGATAAATGTTCTTTTCACGTTCTCTACCCATTTTCTTTAAGATGCTTAATGAATTTTCAACACCGGCAGCATCCATACCACTGTCAATAAGTTCGTCAATAAACAACAAGTTTACGCCTTGATATAAACTCTCCCAAACATCTCTAAATGCAAACGACAAGCCGAGTATAAGTCTATTACGCTCTCCTCTTGATAAATTATCAAAGTCTAAATCTTGTCCTAATTGTGTAATTTCAACATTTAAATCATTTAAAAACACAACCTGATGAGGCAATCCTAGTTTGTCTAAATAATAAGACAACCGATTATTTAAGTATGCTAAATTTTGATCAATAATTTTCTTACGAATAAAGCTATCTTTGTTTGTTAGTAACTTTAACAAAAATTCTTGATGTTCTTTATAATCTGTTAATACGTTAATTTCGTCCCAATTGATTTCTTGTATAGCACTGTTGTTTAATTCGTCAATCTGCGTTTGATAAGGATCAGTTTCATTTTGTTTTGAAACAAGTGCAGTCCTTAAACTATCAACATTTTGTCTATGCTCATATGCTTCTTTAGCAGTTTCATAGAATGTAGTAGGCTTACCATTAATGTCACCTATTTTATCCAAAGCAAGCATAACGTCTTTTACTTTAGTAGTAATTTCTAGTGCATATGCTTTTGCATCATCTAATTCTTTTTCTTTACGTTCTGCAATTTCTGCTTTTTTGTCTGCATGTAGCTCTTGTCCACATGTATAACACGTAGCATCTTCTAAATCTGCGACATCTTTAACAAGTTTTGTTACACTCTTATCAGCACGTTGTAGTGCCGGTTCCAAAGTACTAAGTTCTTTTTTAAGAGCCAAAATAGCATTGTTATGATCAGTCCAATTTGATAGTTTTTCATGCGATTCTAGTTCAATGTCAATGTTTACATGTTCTAATTCGTCAATTCCTAAGGTTAGTTTTTCAACGTCTTGTGATTTCTTAGAAAGCCACGCCCGCTGTGTTCTTTGTAAACTAGAAATTGTCCCTTCAATCTTACTGTTAGCTGTTTGTATAGCTTCTATCTTTAAAGTTTCAGTTGTAATACTATCTTTAGTTTGTTTAACACTTTCTTTAAGTCTATCTGCTTTTTCAGTTAGTATAGTAATACCAAGTAACTGTTCGATGATTGCACGTTGGTCATTAGCTCTCATAGATAAGAACGGCTCAGAGTATGTGTTTAGTGCAACAATGTGCTTAAACATATCATGACTCATACCTAGCAATTCGTGGATTGACTCTTGTGTTTTTCGGCTATCACCTTGCGACTCGTCAATCATTTCTTGTTCTTGTTCGTTAATGTAGAACTTTAGAATGTTAGGTGATCTACCTCGTTCAATTCTATAATCAACACCATTCTTTTCAAAATGAAGTGTAACTAACATACCTTTAGAATTAGTCTTGTTTATAAGATTATTTCGTTTAATATTAGTTAAGGCAGTACCATATAATGCATAACTTAGTGCATTAATTATTGTAGTTTTGCCTGTACCGTTTCTTGATCCAGTATCATCACCACCTTGGTCTAAATTTTCACCAAGTACTAGTGTTAATTGTTCTCGATTAAAATCTACAGCCTGGGTTTGATTGCCCACACTCATGAAGTTTTTAACTGTTAAATCTTTAATTCGTATCATTCTAAACCATTATATATTTGTAAGAGAGTGTTCTTATTGTAGTTGGCAGTATCTAGTTCTGCTATTTCACTTGCTACAATTTGATCAACACTTTCAAATTGTGCAATATCTAAATCTGTACTAATTTCTTCCATCTGCTTTTGCGGTATAAGTGTTAGTTCACGAACACCGTAATTGCTAATATAAGTTTCTTTAATAAAGTTAGCTTCTTCATAACTAATTGGTAAGTCTAGTGTAACACGCAAATACATCTTATCTTTAATAAGTTTGTCAGTGTCATCAATTAGTTTAGAAAGTTTTATTGTTCTGTATTTTGGACAGGCTTCCCAGTTAATGTACTCGGGTTCGCCCCCGTGTTCTAGTACCATCATTCCGCGATCATCGTCCCATGCATCTGCATAGTTGTGCGGAAATGCATTACCTAAGTAATGTACTTTACCCTGCTTTTGACGTTTGTGAAAGTGTCCTGAAAACACATATTCTTGATTAACAAAATGTTCAGCCTTTAAGTCTCCGTGATCAGGCATCTGCACCATGGCATTCATATAGAAGCTAGGTAGTTCAAAATGACCAAACAAATACTTGGCTTTAATTTTTCCTACTTTTTTCCATTCATCACCAACTAACCATGGAACAAGAGCAACGTCATCTTCGACTAGTATCTTGTCAACTACTGTAATACCAGGTATATGCCTAGCAAACTCAGTAGAACTTACATCACGTTTGTCTTTGTAATATAAATCATGATTTCCTACAAACATCAAAACTTTATCAAATGCTTTGCCTAACTTTTCCATACTACGAATTGTTGCATCCATAGTAGTAAGATTAAGTGAATTTCTGTTGTGATGCCAATCGCCGCAAAAAATGCAGGTTTCGCAACCTTTTTCTTTTGCATTAACAATAAACCAATCAATGAATTCTTCACAGTCTGAGTTATGCGTTCGGCTATTACTTTTAAGGCCAAAGTGTATGTCAGTAAAAACTGCTGCTTTCTTAAACAAAATATAGTCTCCGGGTTATCTACTTGTTATATTATATAACAAAAATGTACACTTGTCAACTACTTTTTTGAAAGTTCTTTTTGTCTTTTTAGGGAAGCTTCCCATTCGCCTGCATGTTGTCTTGTATAACTTGGATTCAAGTCATTCATTTCAAGAATATCGTCTCTAATATTTTGATTGCGTTTTTCAATATTAATAACACGTACAAAACTATTAGTTACAGCCGCAGTATAGTAAGCAAACGGATTTTGTGATTTTGACTCGTCAAACTGTAAGCCAATCTGTGCTAACTGCAAGATTGCTTGACCACGCATTTCGTCATTGTAAGTGTAACCACGTACATTGCCTCTTGTTGCGTATCTATCACAAAGTTTCATCCACATCATAGCTAGATTGTTTGTTGCCTTACCATGTGATTTACTAAAGCAACCGTTTTCCATTCCACCTTCCCAATGACTTTTTCCTACACATACTAATTCGCCGTCATCTGTAAACTTATAATGTTTAAATGGAGGAAAGTTTAATTTAGTTTTTGTGTCTGCTATAGTCTTCGGATTCTTTTTTCTTCCGGGTTCTTCTGGAATATGATCAAATGTCATGACACGAAAAATTAGTTCTTCTTTTGTAATTTTTCTATAATCAACTTCGCACTCTGCTTGTTTAACTTTTTGTCCGGCCATCTTACGTGCTTCGTAGTCAGCTGTGCTTAGACGTTTTGCTTTGTTGCGTTTTGCTTCTGCAATAGTTCTAATATTAACTTTGTCAACATCTAATAAAATAATATCAAACTGTCCGTAATCTTCTTCTACGTAACTGTTATATGTATTCTTAGATTTGTGTATTTCTTTTAAAATGTCCTTATTATTAAGGTAGTTCTTTTTTCTCATTTTTGCTCCAGGCTTATAGTATATATACTATTATAATATACGTAGTTAAATTTGTCAACTAAATACTATGTAGGAGATAAAGAAATATGGGACTTTTTAGCGGATTTAATCAATTATCATCAATGGCAAGCTCTGTAAAGAACGCTCAGAGTACATTTAATAATCTAAAATCAAATGCTACCGCAGCTTTTGGCGGAGTTAGTGGCTTACAAGGTGCTATCGGAAACTTTGCTAGTAAACCGTCAATTGGTGGCTTAAAAGGCTTAGTATCTCAAGGATCAGATTTACTTAATCTTGCCAAAGGTGCAACAGCTGACTTTAACGCTCTCAAAGGTACCTTTACACGGGGTTTTGGAACTAGAAGCAGAATGGGAGCAGCAGGCGGTCCTCCACCTGGCGCTAACCCAATTTCTGCTAATTCGGCACAGGCTCAACTAATAAGTCAAAGTGTGTCAGCTGGCGGAATTGATCCTGAATCAAATGATTGGAGAGTTAGTTTATCTATACCTCAAGCTATTACTGACAGTGCTTTATTTAACCCATTTAAAAACAGTGGCGGCAAACTAGTTTTTCCGTTTACACCTACAATATTATTTGGTAATACAGCAAGTTATAGTCAAATACATCCAACTCATGTAAACTATCCTTATAATGCATATGAAAACAGTCAAGTAGATGCAATAACAATTACAGGTGAATTTTATAGCGAATCGTCAGCTGATGCCGTATACTGGATTGCTGTGTTACATTATCTTAGAACAATGACTAAAATGTTCTATGGCGACGGAGCATACAGTGGTAATCCACCTTTGGTTGCTAGACTAAACGGATATGGCAGACATGTTCTTAATAACATACCTGTAGTTGTAAGTAACTTTACAACCGATTTACCTGCAGAAGTAGATTATATAAAAGTTAATTTAGAAAACCAAGATAACTATGTTCCTGTACAATCTACAATTACAGTAACACTATTACCACAGTACAGTAGAACAACACAATCTACATTTAATCTACAGAAGTTTGCGAACGGCGATTATGCGGCCAGTGGCACAGAAGGATTTATCTAATGAGTATGAACCCCTATGCAAAAACAGGTATAACAAGATCAGGTTACTTAGATATATTAAAGATTATACCAATCCCAGCTGAAGATGATGACGTAATATTTGAAATTACACCTAATTATCATAATCGGCCAGATCTATTAGCATATGATTTATACGGTACAAAGGATCTATGGTGGATATTTGCACAGCGTAATATGGACATAATAAAAGATCCAATATACGATTTTTCTGCAGGAACACAAATACGGTTGCCTAAAGAAACTAATATGAAAACATTGATAGGAGCTTAATATGGGTTTTGGCAGTTTCATATCTTCAAATATTTCAGGAGCAGCCGGCTCCCTTGGAAACTTTAATAAAAATTTAACGGCGGCACAAAATCAACTATCTAAAGTCAATTTTGGCGGATTTAACAAAGATTTACGCGGCGCAATATCTGGTATATCAGGACTACCAGGAAACGTACAAGGCATAACAGATAATTTTACTAGAAAGTTAGAAAGTATTCAGCGAGCCGGTATGCAAGATTTTGAAATGGGCCTTCTTGGAAAGATACCTCTAGTCAAAGATTTTGAATCAATGAGTAATGCTATCAAAGTATTGCCTGGCGGATTAGCTGGCGGCATTGGTGAAAATGTTATTAACAGTGCTATAGCAAAAGTAGCAGGCGGATCAATAGGTGGCCTCTTAAATTCAGCAACAAGTCTATTCAGCGGCGACTTAGG